CCAAGAAAACCATTACCTCTCTTAATTATAAAATCAGATGCATTATAATCTTTCATTCCATATTTTGTTATCTGAAACTTTTTTACATCATCATCCCAAGCTTTACCTGTAAGATACACTTTATCTGCTCCACCACCATAGTTTTTGTTAATTATATCGGCAGCAGAAATTGCTTGACACAAATTACCATAATCTTTTTCTAGTGATTCAACTTCTAAAGAAGTAAACCCAATAATTTTTCCAGACTTTGTAATTTGTTTAACTTGTTCGATTAATGCATCAAGTTCGTCAACTGTTGTAACTTCTGGTACATTTGACAATGTACAGAGTGCTGCAGTCATAAGTTCATTTGGATCAGCTTTTGCGCCACCACCACGTTTACCATCTGGTCGTGTTTGAACATATATATCTCTATCCATATCTTTATGTTTGAATAGAAAATCTTTTTTTGCTCTTGTTGAGGAAGGTTTTTTTAATTCTAAATCTGTATCTTTGGCAATAACTTCATTTGCCATAGTAGTAAATGCAATTCTTTTATTAGCAGGCATAACAATCTGTACGCCAATTCGTTTTCCTGTAGTTTTATTTGGTCTGGAGTCTTTACTGATTTCACCATCTACAGAACTGATATTATCATCTATTTCAGATACAAGATCAACAGCAAACTGTTCATCATTTCCACCTTTAAACTCTAAAGCTTCAGACAAAAAATCTGAGACTCTAGTTATAGGTTTTACCTTATCTTCTATAACAGGTTTTTTAACTTGCTTTACAAATTTTCGTAAGCTCATCAACTTCTCCATTGGCACAAATATTTTATACTATTTATATAACAGAGAAGTTGATGAATGTCAACTACTTTTTTTCTATTAATGTGTAAATTTCGTCTTTAATTGCACTTAATCTTTTTTTAGTCTTTTTAGAACCCTTTTTAAAAGATTTTTCTACTTCTTCAAGATTTGTAAGATCATATAAACCATCACGTTTAACCATCACAACTCCATACATACCCATACCCTTGTGTGGTGTGCATACATAAAGATAGATACCACTTTCAGTAAAGTTATATTCTGTATCTCTACTTACTTTACTTTTAAATTTAATATCCTGTGGAGCTACAACGAACTGCACATTATGTCCTTTACTTTTTGCAATCCACTCTACCGTATCTCCTACCTCTACTTCTATAATAGTAGGATTAAATATCATCTTTTCCTTTTCAAGTTTGTTTAACATTTCAACTTGAATAGTTTCTTGTGCTTGTGCATAAGTAGCATAAAGACCAGTAAAAATTATACACTGTATTGTTACAGCTAAAATCCAAAGTTTTCTCATATTTTAAAATCCTTTATTGCCGAAAATTTATCGGTCTTGTTTCCAAAGTTTGTTTTATCAAAAATAGCTTCGTCTTGCCCACTATCTACTAAATCATCTTGAGCATTTGTGTCTACATCAAACAATCTCATTTTAGAACGATCAATACCTAATACAAATCTTTTATTCATAGTTGGGTCATTATATCTATTCTTCAACTGTTTGACTACAATCTGGTTAAGTCCTTCAAGCTCTTCATTACTAATGAGGGCAAACATAAAATCAGCAGTGGCTGGTAAGCCGAATGATTCAGATGTGTCTTCAAGTCCAATATCAGTTGACGTAAAACCGCCTCTTGTTGTTTGCGTTGCTGACATGATGGGAACATTACATTCAACGGCCAGTCCTCGCAACTCCTCTGCAACGCTTTTAATGTAGCTGTACGAGTTAACATTTTGTGCTCCTTTAAACCTACTAGATGCACATATATTTAGATAGTCTATAAAAATAATATCTGGTTTAAAAGACTTCTTGATTGCAAGTTCCTTGATTAATCCTCTGAAGTGTGCAGAGTGTGCAGATGCAGTTGGATATTCTTTGACAATTAACTTACCAGAAGTTTTCTTGATAATCTTTGCAATCTTATCATCAAACATTTTCTTTGGTAGATCATGTAAATCTTCCATAGAGATATTCATCAAGTTTGCATCTATACGTTCAGCAATACGTTCCTCAGCCATCTCTAATGTGATGTACAATACATTTTTACCTTGAGATAAAGAACTTGCAGCCATGTGACACATAAACAAAGATTTACCAACACCTGTACCAGCAAGTGCAATGTTTAAAGTTTTAGTTGGAAGTCCGCCCTTTGTAATCTTGTTAAAAAACTCTAGGTCAAAAGGAATACGTTCTTCTACCTTATGATAAAACTCAAACCTTGAGTCTGAATCCAACAGGTAATCGTGACCAACAGCATTATCAAAACTGACTGCCAAGGCATCTGTGAGAATACTTGGAATAGAATCTGGCGTTCTTTTTTTATCTTTTCCATCAATAATAGATATTCCATCCACAATTGCATTGTATATTGCCTTATCTTTGCAAAACTTTTCAGTTGTGTCTAGTAGCCAGTCCATATCCACATCTGTACTGTCTAATGTTTTTATAATTTCTACAATCTGAGAATGTTCGTTTTCTGTTAAATCTTTTCTTTGTTCAACTTCAATCTCTAAAGATATTTTTGTAGGAATCTTCTTATATTTATCCACAAAATTGTGAATTTCTTCAAAAATAATTCTTTCTTCTTTTACATTAAAATATGCAGATTTGATAAAAGGTAAAACCTTTCTACAATAATCTTCATTAGATACTAAATTGCTCAGCGTCGTCCGCTCTATCGTCTGGTTCAATACTTCCATCCTCTGATTGTGCTATAATGACATGATAAAGTATGTCACCAATTAATTTATGAAAATCTTTTCCTTCTAGAATCTTTTTAGATATTCCATTAGTATCTAGTATATCATAATCAAACTTTAAGTTCAAGTGCTTATCTGCATTTAATGTAGATTCATCAGGAAGTGTAACCTTTCCATACTTATATACAACACCATAATAGTCTGTTTTTTCTGTTAGACCAATACAAGTTTGATTTGGAATATCTTTACTTTCTAAGAATACAAATTTTTGTGTAATTGGGTCTTTTAAAATTTGTTCCATAGTTGGTAACTCAGATTGGCTAACTACTCTTTCAATAGGCTGCCCCTGTGAATTTAAAAGTTTAGACATAGTGTAAATAACTCCCTATAATATATTTTGGTTTATCAATTGGTTTTTCTCCAGCATGAAGCCATGGCCACATTGGTGGAAATATTAGTACTGAACCCTTTTGACATTTTGATGTAATATCATGTTGAGGAAATGATGTACTACCTTTTTCATTTTTATCTAGATATAAAAAGAAAACTAAAAACCTTCTTGCAGACTCATAATTATTTACATCAACATGATTACCAAATTGATCTGTACCATCTGGTAGATATCTCTTCATTCGTAAAGGTTCTAGAGTAAATTTCTCTGGCCACATATTACCAACTATATTACAATCTTTTTTATATTGTTCAACTTGCTCCATGAGAACATTACCAATAATATTTGTATCATCAGTCCATTCTTTGTGTTTTAACAAATTAATTTGAGTAAAAGACATTTCACCCTGTTTGTGCTTTTCATATTGATCTGGATTATCCTCAAATCTTTTAATCAACCTATCACAAGTTTTTGGCCCAAGAACTCCATCATACCTCCGAATGTACGTTTCCATACTTAAACTCCTTTTCTGCTGCATCATCCAACTGCTTCATTACTTCTTCAGTAAAATATTCTTCTGGACTATTAATAATAGTTTTACCAAATTGTGTTTTACCATTTGGAAGTTCGATACGAGTTGATACTTGTTTAAATATGCCATACTTGATAGCAAGTTCTAATAGACCATAATATTTGTCTAAACCTTTATCGTAAGACAAACGAACATCTACCATCTTATTCTCAATAGTTAAACGTGACTTATGATTTTTACAGTGAACAATATTACCAACAACATCTTTACCATCTTTATCTTTTCTTTTAGACAAAAATACAATAGATGAGGCAGCATACTTCAGACCAGAACCACCACCCATTTCTTTTGTTGGAAACATAGAACCCATAGAGTCATATGTGTGATTGGTAACAATCATAGGTACTTTTGCACGACCAAGTTTTAAAGTTAATACACGAAACGCAGCCTTTAATACTTGAGCTCTTGTCATGTCTCTTGTCTCTTTACCATCAGAAGTATCTTCAACTTCTTTAGTAGTTGATAACATACCAAGAGAATCTAAACATAACATAATAGGTTTACGATCAGCTTCATTCTTTGCAAGATATGAATCTAATATTTTAATTGCTTGTGTACGAAACTCTTGAACAGTAGTAACAGGAATAATAACCATTCTCTGTGGATCAATACCCCTATCAATAACCATTTGTTGTGTGATAGCACTTTCACTTTCAAAGTATAGAACACCAGCATCTGGATTATCATCTAGAAAACTTTTAACCATTCCCATAAGAAAAAATGTTTTACCTGTTGCAGACTCACCAGCAATTGCTGTAATTTTATTTGATGGCAAACCACCATAGATACTACCACTCAAAAGAGCATTGAAAATATAACTTCCTGTATCAATAAAACTATCCACATCTCCAGCTTCTACTCCATCAGAAACCAATGACGCATATTCATTACCTGTTGTTTTAATTATTTCTTTTAAAAAATCACTCACTATATATCACCTTCTTTTCTGTTCTCTGAACGAAAAGCATCAAACCCGCCAGGATAGCGAGACTCTAACTTCACTGTGTTCATGTCAATTATTTCTTCTATGTTAGTATTTAGTGCCAAACAAGCTTGGGCAATATACCACATTACATCTCCAAGTTCAGAGCGTAAATGTTTAATTTTATCTATATCCATCTCTTTTCCTTGAAACAAACACTTTTTAATTATCTCATTAAATTCTCCGCATTCACCAGCCATACCAATACCAGCAGTAAGTAATCTTGCTGGATTAACTCCCTGTTCTTCTAGTATTTCTAAAGCTTGAACCATTTCAACCAAATCTTTTGACTGATCACTTGTTACTTCATCTACAAAACTTACATAATCTTTTAACAAATCCATTTCATCTCCTACTTAATTGCAATTGCACCAACAAATGCGTGGTTTCTCCAGAATGGTTGTATGTTAGAAAATCCAGCTTCATACAACATATCTGAT